ATTGAGGTGCTATTCTACTAGACCAGATAGAATTACTGGTCAATTCAGAAAAACTGTTCCAGTGATCGATTACTTTTTGCTTTGCTTTTTCAGGTAATACACGGGTAGACATATATTGCGGCCAATGGGTCGTGCCGACATAGAAGAGTCCGTTATGAGTCTTGCAAATCTTTTTCCAACCATGCTGCATGATCTCAGTTGCAAAATCAGGTAGATTATAGATATTCATGGCATGGACTGTTGTCAGGAAATTAACCATGATATTGTCACTCGTCTTATCTAACCTATCTAAATGTCGTGAGATGACGCTCCAGTTTGCTGGATACCTGATATAATCATTTCGTGGACCCCAGTCATCTATGCTCAACATGAGAGAAACACCCTTGAAGTTGCTCCACAATTCAATAAACTTCTCGTTGAGCATCGTACCATTAGTGTGATACCTGAGTTCAATATTTTTTGATGCGCCAGATTCGACTAGTCGTGTGATGAATCGTTGATGATCCTTTATCAGTAGCGGTTCACCTCCACCGAAAATGATGTGGCGAATGTCCCCGATAAATTCATTCAGTGAGTCTTGCGTCTCTAATCGTTCAAACCAATCGAAGCAGTCAGTATTAGAGATGCTACCTGCTTTATAATGCCAGTCATTCTTAGCTTCACTGTTCTCTAGAATATCTGCTAGTTTCTTTGCGTCACCTAACCACTTGCTGCTATCTCTAGGGCGACACATGACACATTGTAGATTACAGGTATTTCCAAGGCGTAGGTCAAGCGTGATAGGATTATGGTTCACCGACCCATCTGGATTCGTAGATTTCACTAGATCATCTAGAAATTCAACACCTAGCTTATTTTGCCAAAGATCATTTTCAATGATACGATGACTCTTTATGCCGCTCGCTTCTTCTTTCCAGCAACTATTGCATTGCGGAATTTTTTCACCTTTGAGAAATGCCAACCGAGCAGCCTTAAACTGTTCGCTATTCCATGCTTGTTTAGGGGTGATTTGATTTAGATTCAACCCTTCTTCGGGGGATGCTATACAGCATAGAGGAACTTGACCATCGTTCCATGTGGCTAGATGAATCCAAGGTTCAACGCAGAAGTTTTTCTTATCAGTGATCACGCTAGCAATTCCATCAACCTAGGATCTAAGTCTTCTAATCTTTGCTTTCTATGCTTATCTAGAGACAGAGTGAATACCTTGAATTGTGCTATCTCTTCTTCATAGTTGGGCGATCTCGGTTGTTGTAGCAAGCCGATAATACCATTCAGGCTGTTGATCGTCATCTCCGGATGTTCTTTCATCTCAAGATTTTTGAATGCTACTAACTTCCTTAGTGCCTGTTCTCTAAGATTGTCAGATAGTATATTGATATTCAAATGATATGGGTGAACATTTATCAGGAAATCAATAAAGACTTGTTTGTTATATTTTTCGTTAAGGTATTCTACCCACTTAATAGTATCGACTATATTAAAGATGTTGTATACTTGTACCGTAGGAGTTATTCCTAAGTTAACATTAGGTAGCTGTGCTAATAGTTCAACATTACTGCTGATATGCGGCCAAGAACTTGGTGCCCTGATGTATTCATTTACGATACCTACTCCATCAATACTTCCGTTGATGTTTACTGTGTCAAATTGTTTGATTAGTTCTAGAAAGTTTCTATTGACATTTGTACAATTTGTGTTAAAGAACAGCAATATATCTTTTCTATCTTCCTCAATACACTTTTCCATAAATCTAAAGTTGTTCTTGATAAGTGTAGGTTCTCCGCCGGTCATGTAGACTTTCTTTAGCTTTGGAATAAGCCCGATGACTTGATCCCACATGACATCGCTATCAAACCAAGATTGCTTCTCAGATGCATCAGTGGGAAACTTACCAAATGTCTTCTTCCAGACTACTTCATATTCCGGCGACTCTGCGATCAATGCAGGATGTTCTTTTTCTATCTGACTGCTGTTCCATGGGTTGCACATTCTGCATTTCAGATTACATAGATTGCCTAATCTTAGATCAAGATATACAGGATCATCAAATACGATACCGTCGTTATCAGCAGCCTGTTGAAATCTCTTTTGTAGTTCGTTGCTACCTAAACGCCAGTTCCATTCATCCAATGAATGTTGTCTATTACTTGTACGACCGCTATCTTCTTGAAGATAACAGACAGAGCATCCTTCAATCTTTTCCCCATTGAGCATTGACTTGCGAATATCACGCATGTCTTTACTGTTCCAGGCTTCGTGAGCAAAATCATCTTGACAAGTATAGACGGTGCCGTCTTCTTTTTTTACTTTATTGAATGCACCCTTGACCATACAACAATACCTGACGGTCGCGTCAGTATTGATCATCGTACTTACGAACGGAACGGCACATAAACTCTTATTTTCTTTATCCATTTACCATCCTTCAATGCGGCGGATCACATCCATCTCCCGGACGAGTGGACCCGTATTGTACTTATCAGCGTTGTAGTGGCGCTTGAAGAACTTTGACTGTTCCGGATCTAGCATACACATCGGTAGACCTAGTTTATCCTTCAATGTCTCGCCTATTCTATTAGCTTGTGCTTTGGGATCAAAGTTCTTGCTCTCTTCCCACATCTCAGGGAAGTTGTCAAACCACATGACATTCTTATGATCCCAGTTAGATAGCATAGTCAAGTATGTACCAAGCCTTGAGCCATACATAGCCCAATAACCATTCTCTACGTCTGCTCCGACATTATGCCAGATAGTGAGGTTGTTTAGATTGCGTCCGGCTACTCGTTCCTTGAAGTCATCAATATCGAGCTTTGTGCCGCGATCAAGCACCATCTTTACACCTTCACGGAATCCTGCCCTCCATGCTTGGAAAGGAGTATAGTTCGGATACGTAGTAGAATAACAATCGTGCATAGCCCAATAAAGATTGTCCGAACTATCCATACAGAAGTCTACCGCAGTTGCGTCATTATCGTCGCTAGTCTCATGAGTCTTCATATTTGCGACATAGGTCTTTGTCCAAGAAGACATGCCACCATTACCATAACGCAATCCGTTGATCGCGTTGACTGCACGCCAGCGATACTGTGCTAGTTTATAGTTCGGATCCTTATCAGTAAAGTCTAACTGTAGATTAAAGAATTCTTCATCAGGCAGGTTGTCACCATCAATTAAAAAAAATCTGGGAGTGTCGCTTGCCTCGCCGGCGGCTTTATGTGCTGCATCACTACCCTTGACACCGTCTACCCTAACTGCCCAAGGACACATATTTTTAATCCTAAGCCAAAATTCCTCTTTTTGTGGTTCATCATACGATAGATAAATCACCGAACAATCCGCTACATCCAATATATCTTTCATTTAGTGTCCTTAAATTTACAATTATTATTATGATAACGAGTAATTAAACTTGCCCCTCCAATTTTACTGCAATATACACATTCCGTAATTTTTTGTGGACCTTTTGGTCTTTTATTTTTTAGCAACACATCGGGGCGGTGGTGAGCTAATCTCATGTTATTTTTTGTTTCATCGGATCGGGTTTTTCCAATTGTGGCAATATATTTTTTAAGTTTTGCCTCGGGATTATTAACTCCTGTTTTAATGTTTGCACACTGTTCAGGTGTTCTTTTAGATCCGGTGAGTGAGCGAGAACGCTTAGCTTTGGTCTCCTCTGACTGAACAATGCCCGTTAGAGCAATTACTTGTTTGGCTATTCTCTCTGCTGTTTGTGTTCTGCCTTTTAGGCTAGCTGAAAGGGCTGCACAATGAGCAGCCGTTCGTATAATACCTGTGGTTCCTTCGCCGCCGTCAGTTTTATTGCGGAGTATTCCCGCTTCTTCTTTGTTTACTCTTCCGTACCATCGGATCATCCTACGCTCAATAGCCTGAGCACCCAGATTGCTCATATTAGCTTCCAGGATGATTATCTTGCTATGATCCTTAGGAGTTTTAACTGATTCTTTTTTACCGTGTTTCCAAGCTCGGGGCCCTGTGCCCTGTCCTATATAATACGGTGTATCGGCCTTTGCAATATCAGAATCGGTGCTGCGAATATACGCATACACATATGATCCTGAGGGCGGATTTTTTCTAGAATAAATAGTCATGCTGATGCTCTCCCAAGCGTTAGAGTAGTTAGAGACGCCAATCTCGTGAACTACATCTTTATTTATGCTAGGGATTGGTATATCATAAGACATGATTTTTTACTTCCCAGTATTGTCCGGCTGTATCAATGATCACGCTGATATCTTCTTTTTCGCACAAAAACCCTTCAAAATGTGAATGATAATAACGAGAGATAACTGATCCCGTGTTTATTTTTACTAATTTACCATCAACAACTCGTACATCAGGTCTTCCTTCTGCATAGGTCATATCATCAACGACGATATACTTGCCTTCAGGTTTCTCGCAGGTATAGAACAACACATAACCGTTATCATCATAATACAGCCGGCGTTCTACTTCTGCTAACGCCGGCTGTTCCCATACAATAACAAATTTTTCTTCCTCGCTCATTTAAGTTCCTTTAATATTGTATCAGCAAATGACTTGATATGATAATGCACCGGGTATATTTGTGGGATCGTATTAATCCTGAAGGTGTGGGGGAAGAGTTCAGGGATAAAGGTCTCAGTCCAATTTTCAGTAGGAGTACCATTTATAAACTGCTTCATATGAACCATGCTGAAATCTTTAAATTGTGGCAGGGTCGTATTTTCAGCCCCCAAGATATGACAAGCAATCGCATATACCCAATCAGTCGTTGCTTCTTCTTTTACGTTACATTTCAGTATGCTGCGGAAATCATCCCAATTTTCCCAGATATGTTTTGTAGTCGCGAAGAATAGTTCAGCTAATGGTGATTTCCTGAAGTAAGTAATGCCATTGTAAGTATCAGGTAACTCGTTATCAACTATAAACTTGCGATATGCTTTGCTATCTGATATATCTTGCCTGAAATCTCGGATAACGGTCGATACAACTACATCGCGTTGCTTTAATATATCCCACCAATAGTCTATAGAACGCGGAATATACATGTCTGATTCTAGCTTGATCGTATACTCATACGGGCTTGCTTCATAGACTTGCCAATCATTTCGTAACTTCCAATATATATCGGGAGCCTGATCGCCGTGAGGGAGCATATCAGTCGTGATGACGGTGACATTGGCATCGGGCATAACATTCTTGATGCTTTTTTCTAGAGCAAGGGCGCACTTCTCATAGTCTTCACCCTGAGCCATAATGACAAATCCTTTATCTAATGCCATTAATCATCTCCACAAATAGTTCTTTGTCTAGGACATGAAAATCCATGTCCTTTATAGTAATGTATTCTTTTTTGGTCTTATTTCTTGCCCAAGCATCAAACATGATAGTGTAGTTGGTGTTGAACTCATCTGTGTTGTCAGCATACACGAAGGTTTTCTTACCCACATGAGCTAGATTCCATGGAATGTAATCTTCTTTACGCTCGCAATGACCATTTACAATACGAAGAGCTAAAGTAAGAGCGTAATCATTACGATATATACTTCCTATAAAGTTATGAATATTCTCGTAGTGTTTGTAGTTTTTCTGTACCATTTCCATACAGCGGAAGATTTGCTCAGTCCTCTTCGTCTTTTTAAAGACCATCACTGTAGCCCATACTGAGTTGTAACTATAAGTTGAGAGTGTTTCTTGAGGAGTATCGGGAGCCATCAGGAAGTCAGCCCGGTTATGGCAGCAGAAGTCATCATATAAGTCAAATACCCTGAGTAGATTATCAGAATTCACGACGTAATCAACATCTAATACTATAGTCTCATCGTATGGTGTTAGATCGTAAGCCATGAAACGACCTTTATTGATCCATTGGCCCCATTCTCTGAAGTTATTTTTATCCGGAATCACCTTTATAACGTTATCCCAGTCGTAATCAGTATCCGGAAAAGATTCTTCGTCAGTAACAAGTGTGACCGGAAGGTTTAAAAAATGATTGATTCTTTTAGCTGTAAACTCTGCGATATCGTAGTAATTGAACTTCTCAGAATTGAAGGCAAATAAGATTACACCTCGGGTCATCTTTTGCTTTCTAGTTCTTTCCACTCTTCATGCCAGTGATTCATGACTTCAGTATAAGTGTTTTGGAGTATCTGTAGTAGGGAGGCACGAACAACCTTTACTGGATTGTTGAATGTATCAATCGCAACAAGATCGTCGCTGGTGAAGGAATTTAAAAATCCAATAGTCTGTGCATCGGCTTTCCATAGACCACCTTGATCTGCCACCAGTAGCTTATTACTATATTTTTCAGTGAGATACGCTTTAGCTGAATTGTGATTAAACCTGGCTTTGGCATCAGCGATTAAAGTTTTTGTATCCATCATGTACTCCTTGACAGTATTTAGATGGTTAACCAGTGCCTTAAAAAATTATGATCCGGTTACTGTTCCAGACAAGGTGATTGCGCCCCAAGTATTGGCAATGTAGGAAGTTTCGGGTGATTTTAATGTGAGCGTAGTAGTTGATCCCGAAGTCAGCGTAACTCCAGTAGGAACTTCAGACCAGATACAGTATACAGTGACAACGCTTCCTGCATCACCGTTAGAACCTTGAGTACCATTTGATTTCACTAAGAATTGAATATTAGTTCCTAGGTAGCTAACATAACTTCCACCTGATGCAGTCTGAGTAAAAACATTAGCATTTGCAGTAGTTAATGAGAAATAACCGTTGTTTGTAAGATAGGGGCTCGGTGCATTTCCGCCGCCGCCGACCTTAGCAATTCCTGAATATAATATACCACCGATATTTGCTGTTCCTGAAGTAGGAGCACTCATCACTACAGTACCGATATTGGATGCCAGTTGGCTTACTACAACATTGAATCCTGATCCAGAGGGATGAGAGCAAGTAAATGCTAGTTGTCCGCCTGAATTAAAGAAGTACCTGGCAGCATCTCCATTAGCAAATGTAGTAGTGAACGTAAATGTCAGAGAATTAGACCAGGTAGATCCGAATACTGCTGTATTAGCAGAAGTAGATCCTTGAGTAGCAGCATTTAATCTATTAGAATAGATGGTTGATAGGTTGGTTGGAATAGCTGAAGTATACGCGATCTGTTGTCCTACTGTAGGAACTGATACTGAAGTTATGCTACTACCTTGATGTAATGCTGCATTTGACGTTTTTGTGATAAGATTAGCCCAATTAGATGCATATACTTCGTCGCCTACAGCAACAGTAGGGACAGCAGTTTGACCGTATCCAGCTGCACTTCCGCCGGTAGCCCATACTGTGTTTAATACATTAGCTGTTGTGGTTGGATTGCTACCGATAAAGGTATTCAAATCACTTGCTAGTATTTCATTTCCCTGCGCGTATGACATACATTAGTTCCTAATCTTATGATCCAGTTAGAGTGCTAACAACAGTAATTGCGCCCCACGTATTAGCAATATAAGTTGTTTCCGGAGGTGATACAGTCAATGTCATACTTGAGCCAGAGTTTGCAGTAGTTCCTTGCGGGAGATCAGTCCAGATACCTTGAAGAGTGATAACGTTGCCGTTGTCACCGTTGCCAGAAACATTCGCAGTACTGGTATTTGCTAATATTTTAATATTTGTATTTATGTATGTACCGGATGCATTTGTTACTTGGAATACGTTTGTTGCAGATCCGGTCAGACCATAATAACCTGCTGTAGTAACATAAGGAGATGGAGTGATTGATAATGATCCTACTCGCCGAAGACCTGTATATACAGTACCTGCAATGTTTGCGTTGCCTGATGCTACCGAACTCATAACTAGCGTACCGACATTAGCAGCTAATTGGTTGAAAATGTTGGTCACGGAAGTTCCTGTCGGGTTTGACGCTGTGATCTTTAATTGTCCACCTGAATTGAAGAAATATCTTGCGGCGTCTCCGTTTGCAAAGCTCACTGTGAAGGTAAAGTTTAGTGAAGTAGTGAAAGTGGTTGCTCTTGTGTTTGAAGTTGCTACAGTAGAACCTTGACTCACTGCATTAATTCTGTTACCATAGATGTTAGCTAGATTGGTTGGAATATTTGCTTGATAATTGATTAATCCGCCTGATACTGGAGTAACTACCGTACCGATGACTGTGGCTGATCCTTGATGAGAAGCCGCGTTTGCGGTATTAGCAACGAGTGCAGCCCATTGTGCTGGAGCCACGATTGATTGCCCGATAGCAACGTTGGCAACAGAAGTCTGCCCGTAACCCGAAATATTACTACCTGTTGCCCATACTGCGTTCAATGTGTTTGCAGTAGATGTAGGATTACCGCCGACAAATGTGTTAAAGTCTGCTGCCTGTATTGATCCAAATTGTGCGTAACTCATCTTTTCTTTTTCCTATTATTTAATAGTCACGAAGGCTTCTACGAAACCTGTACCTGCATCAGTCTTATCTTCTAGTGATCTTCCGATTACATTAAAATGTGTTGCTTCGCCTGAGGTTGCAGCACGGGCTACCCCGTCGCCGGCACTTACAAGGCGATCACCCTTCTTTACTGCGCCAATGACTTTAACTGGTACACGACCTGAAACTGCAACTGCTGGGTGCGTCTCATCACTGCCAGCCATGCCATTCATTAAATACGCAGCAGTATTAGAGATGACCCCGAATACATCTTCTGATAGTTCAAACTGTACCGCAGTGATTTCTGCATTTCCGCCAAGAGAAACGACAGTACCTGCATCATACACATCATCAGCAGCGAAGCGTTCAGCTAAGTCAGCATAAGTAGCGATGATTCTTGAACCAGCAGTCAATGACCAGTTTCCAGTGATGCTACCAGCATTAGCAGAACTTCCAGTAGTCAGGGCAGTCGCGGTAAC